GACGAACAGGCAGGTAAGTTGTTTAAGCACGTTTTAGAATACGTTAATGACTTGAACCCGAAGACAGAAGACTTACTTACAGAAGTGTGTTTTGAACCAATTAAACAAAACTTAAAACGTGACCTACGCAAATACGAAGAAATCCGAAAGAAAAAAAGCGAAGCAGGTAAGAAAGGAATGGCTAAACGATGGAATAAAGATAACAACGATAACACCTGTTATAAACCGATAACAAAAATAACCGATAATGTTAATGTTAATGTTAATGTTAATGTAAAAGATATATATAGGAGCTTCGCTCATTTGTCTATGTCTGTAGAACAGTTTAACAAGTTACAGGTAGACTACACAAAAGAGCAAATAGATTCGTGTTTAGATAGCATAGAGAACTTTAAAAACAACAAGAAATACAAATCACTATATTTAACGGCTAAGAATTGGTTAAAGAAAGAACCAAAACACGAAGAAGACAAACTTACACAAAAAGCAAAAAGGTTAGGATATGCTTAGAAAAGGCGAACAATTAAAATACTTACTTGACTATAGAGACGGTAAAATAAAGCAAGGTTTAGAAATAGGTTGTGAACTTGACAAGCACATAGTATTTAAACCTAAACAACTAAATATAATTTTAGGACACGACAACGTAGGTAAGTCTTATTTCGTCTTTTGGTACTTTTTGACACTTGCACTTAAACACGATTTAAAGTTTTGTCTATGGGCAGGAGAAAATAGCTACGGTCAAATACTTCGTGATATGATACAAATGTACACAGGTAGACCATACAAGACTTTAAGCCATAAACAAATAACAAGCTCAGCCACTTACCTAGAACAATACTTTGACTTCATAGACAATTCAAAGCTTTACAAACCTGCAGAACTTCTAGAACTATTCAGACAGTCAGATGCAGATGCTTGTTTAATTGATCCATACACAGGACTAGATAGAAAGATGGGTTACGAAGGCAACTATGAATTTTTAAATATGTCTAGGCAATTTGTAAACGAAACAGGCAAGACTATCTACATAAACACGCATCCAACTTCTGAAAGTGGTAGAGGTGGTAATATCTTTCCTGTAGGTCACAATTGGGCAGGTCACCTTAAGCCACCTATGGCAGCACACATTGAAGGAGGTAAAAGCTTCTTAAATAGATGCGATGACTTCCTAGTAATACACCGTCTAGTAAAACACGAATCAATGAAATATGTAACTTTAATTTCTGTAGACAAAATAAAAGACACAGACACAGGAGGACAACAAACGTTGTTAGAAGACTATATCTTTTGTGAATTTAACCGTGGTTTAGGTTTTGAAATAGGAGGCGTAAACCCACTTAAAAAAATACGATGAACACACTTGAAATACTAAAAGCAAAGATAAACTTAAAGACTACGATTATAAAGTTTAAAGCAAGTCTTGACGAACTTGTAGAAAAACACGAAAGCAGAACAGACTTAATAAATTCTATGAAAGAAAGCTTAGAAGACATAGAATACTTTAATTCCGTTTTTATGAAGTTTGAAGAAGAATACTATTTAGAGTGTAAAGCTAATCTTAGAAATCAAATAATAATAGCAGAACATAAACACGAAATAGACAAGCTAAAAGAAATTATTAACGATGCTAAATTAGAATTATGAAATGCCCACAATGCACAGAGTCAATAAAATGGCAAGAGCAACACGAATACGAAGACTTCAACTTAGAAGATGACGGCATAATAAACGTACACTTATGCACTAACATAGATTGCAACGTAGAGGAGGTTTACATATTTCAAGCAGATGCCGCGTTGTAAAAACTGCAAAGAAAAATACGAAGCAAAGCACTTTAACCAAAAATATTGCTTTAAGTCTGAATGCGTTGAAGTATGGGTAGAAACTGCAAAGGTCAAGAATTGGAAAAAAGAAAAAAAAGAACTAAAAGAAAAGCTTGAAACCGTTCAAAGTTTAACTAAAAAAGCACAACGTTATTTTAACGCATATATAAGAGCAAGAGACGAGGCAAAAGGTTATCCGTGTATTTCTTGTGGTAAGCCATTACGCAAAGGAAACATAGATGCCGGGCATTACTATTCTGCAGGTGGACACGGTTCTGTGAGGTTTAATCCTTTGAATTGTCACGCACAGTGCAGTAGACCGTGCAACAAAGATAAAAGCGGTGATCTATTGAACTACCAAATAGGTATAGAAAAACGAATAGGAGGCGAAGAACTGTTTAAACTACACGAAGAAGCACACAAGACACGCAAGTACACACGACAAGAATTAAAAGATATTATAGAATTGTACAAGCAGAAGATAAAAAATGTAAAATAATTTCGTTTTTTATTTGTGTATACAAAAAGAAGTATTATATTTGTGTATACAAACACTTAAAAAACACACAATGACTAATTTTAGAAAAGAATTAATTAAAACAGAAAAGGAAGCTAAAGACTCGGGCTTATTTAAGACTTCATTTGAGATGCTTCAAGACATTAATACCAAAGAGTGGTTTATCGGTAATATTGCTTCAGGTATTCAATTAAGTAAAAGAAGTTTAAATAAATCGAGAGTTCAAAAAGTATTCGATTGGGGTGAATTTGGATTGCCTACAACAAAAAGAATTTATAAAAGAAAATAAAAATAAAACCAACAGGCGCAGTAATGCGCCTTTTTTTACACTTAATATATTTACACTATGAAACATTTATTTAAAGCACTTGCAGCTTTTCAACAAGAAGTAAAGCCAATATTTAAAGGCACAAAAGGTTACGGCTATTCGTATGCAGACTTGCCTACAATCTTTGACAAGATTAATCCACTACTAGAAAAACACGGTCTAGGATTCACGCAACTAATTAACACACACGAAGAAGATAACTACTTAAACACTATTATCTTTCACGTTGAAAGTGGTGAAACGTTAGAATCAAACACACTTATACCACAGGCAACACTAAAAGGTATGAACGACTACCAAAGCTTCGGTAGTGGTGTAACTTATTATCGCAGATATTCGCTATCTTCTGCACTTGGTTTAGTAACCGACAAAGACACAGACGCAGCAGGCGAGCAAGTAACTGTAGTTAAGAAAGACAAGCTATCTAAAGCAAGATTCGAAAAAGCATTAAAGTTTGTTGAAGAAGGAACATATACAAGTGATGAGTTAAAAAATAAATTTGATTTAAGCAAAGAGCAATTAAAAAAACTAACAATGCTTAATGATGTTTTATCAAAATTTAATGTAGCTGATGAAAAATTAAATCAAAAAAGTTATGAATGATTTGAAGATAAGATGTAGTGCGTTAGGTAAAATAATGACCAACAGTAGAAGTAAAACAGAAACACTAAGCAAGACCTGTAAGACATACTTACAGGAACTTGCAGTAGAAGAATTGTACGGTAAGCGTAAAGAGTTTAACAGTAGATACACGGACAAAGGCAACCAAGTAGAAGACGATGCAATAAAGTTAGCAGAAAGCGTTTTAGACTTAGGTTTTATGATCAAGAACGAAGAACACTTCGAAAACGAATACTTGACAGGTACACCGGACGTAAACACGGATATAGTCTTAGACGTTAAGTCTTCTTGGGATGCTACAACGTTTCCGTTTTTTGCTGAAGAAATACCTAACAAAGAATATTATTTTCAGCTTCAAGGTTACCTAGCACTTACAAACAAGACTAAAGCCTACCTTGTATATTGCTTAGTAAACACACCGGAACTCATGGTAGAAGACGAAGTAAGACGCGCACATTGGAAAGAACACTTAATAGATGAAAGTGACGAACTTCGTGAACACGTTGAAGCACAACACAACTTCGACAACATACCTGCAGAAAAACGAATAAAAACTTTTGTTATAGAACGTCACGAACAAGTAATAAAAGACATATACGACAGAATAGAAGACTGTAGAAAGTATTACGCAACACTAATAAGTTAATTATGGATAATCAAATATTTGAACACTACAGGGAATTAAAAAGAAAAGAACAAGAGTCAAAACAACTTCTAAGCAAACTTGGCTATGTCATTGGAGACAGGGAAGCAATAAACGAAACTGTTATGCTTATAAAAAGCAGAAAGATAGACTTTATTGAAGGTGTTGACTTAATTATTAAAGAACTAAACGAGAACGATGCAGACAACGAAAACACGAAAAACTAAAGTTATTCACATAAGAGTAACAGACGAACAAAAGAAGCTTTTAACAGAAAAAGCAAGGCGCACACGAAAGACGTTAAGCGCATACATATTAAGTAAAACAATAAAATGACTACACGCTTCGAATCACAGTCAGACCTAACAAGAGAAGAAAACGCAATTAAAATACTTTGCAGACGAACCGATGCAAAATATAAAAAGCTTGGCGAAAACCATGTAGACTTTCAAATAAGAACGAAAGAAGGAAAAATATATTATGCAGAAGTCAAAGGCAGAAATAGAACGCTAGATAATTGCTATCCGTTACCTGTAGCTGCAAGAAAGATTGTTAAGCTATGCGATACAAAAGCACCCATTATTGTATGGGACTGCGAAGATGCTATAATATACGGCAACGTAAATACTTTACAAGCCAAAGGTAGAACAGGAGGTAGAACGCCTAGAGAAGGTTCTACTAATGACATAGAATTTATGTTATACTTTGACAAACAACAACAATTAAAAACAATTTTTAAATAAATAACAATGGAACAGAAAGACAACACAGGTGCAATTTTTAAGAACGACTACAAAAAGACGGAACAACATCCGGACTACAAAGGCAAAGCAATGATAGACGGCAAAGTTAAAGACCTTGCAGTATGGTTAAACGAATCACAGAACGGAAAGAAATACTTCAGCGTTAAGTTTTCAGAACCTTACAACGCAGTACAAGAAGCAGAAGCACCGAAGCAGAATATGCCACAAGACTTACCCGATACTGATTTACCTTTTTAGATTAGGTTAGGTTGTTTAGGTGAAGCACTCAGAAATGGGTGCTTTTTTTTATTCACAACGTTTCGTTAATAAGTACGTCTTTACACTACTAAAAAATAATCACTACATTTGTTTAAATACTAATCAATGAAATGGCTTAGTAAAGTTGCACAACATCACGAAGACTATTTGCGAATTGTAAAAAGTTTAGGAGTTGATGACTTAGCAGAAGACATAGTACAAGAAATGTACATAAAGATTAGTAAGTATTGTACACCCGAACGCATACTACAGGAAGACGGAACAGTAAACAAATACTACATAAGGTGTGTACTTTACAATTTAGTGCACGACTACCGCAAACAACAAAACAAGCTAAACAAAGTTAATATAGAAGAAGTGTATAACTTAGGAGTAGAATACGACTACATAGAAGAAACAGAAGCTTTTACTTCTTTAATTCATAAGATAGATAGCGAAGTAGAAACGTGGCATTGGTATGATCAAATGCTTTTTAACCTGTATAGAGAAAGTGGTAAGTCAATAAGAAAACTTTCTGAAGAAACACGAATAAGCACAAGCAGCATATTTCAGACGTTGAAGTATTGTAAGAACGAAATACGAATAAATGTAGGTGAAGACTACGAAGACTATGTAAACGATGACTACGAACACTTATGCGAATAAAAGACATAAAAGCAGAAATTAAAAGACTTGAAGATAAGTTTAGTGGTAACGTCTATGAA